TTGCCGAAGACAAGCTCTCCGTCTTGGTATTCTTCGTTGTCCGATCCGATTTCGTCGTCGATCAGCCAGATCGTTGCGCCCGGATCGTGGCTTGCCGGGATGGTGTCGGCAACGCCGCGCTTGACGGTCGCCAGCAAAGTCGTCTGATCGAAAGACGTAAGCTCAAGCTGTTCGTCGTCGATCATGACCACCATACCCGGCTCGTACTCGACTACGAAATTCGCGACGTTCTGGTTGGCTACCGTGAAGGTCGTATCGAGAGGTCCGATAGGATCGACGCCAAGCTCCAGCCAGTTCGTGAAGCCGACCGTCCCGTAGGTCGTGTAGGTACCGCCGTCAGGCTTGGTTAGAACGTCATAGCCCTGCGTCAGGACGCCCGGAGGGTCCTTGGCGAGCAGAGCGACGTAGCTGGTGCCTTCGTCGATGGCGTCACGATCTGCCGCAGAACTGCGCAGGTAGTAATCGCGCCAGTTGACCTCATAGAGCCGGGTTTCGTCTGGCGCGATAGCCGTGAAGTCCGGCGGGGTCCAGCCGGATTGCACGGGGGCGACGAAAGACGTGTCCGGCATACCAAAGACATCTTGCACCGCCTTGACCGTGATCTTGCCATCGAGCAGAGTTCCGTCGTTGACCTCGCCCGCGCGCATCACGAGGTTGATGATGCCCTTCGCCGGGTGCGAGATACGGAAGGGCATACCCGGAGCCAAACGCCAAGCCCGGCGGTCGAGAACCACCGACATCTTGCGGAGCGGAAGCTGGATTTTGAGTTCTCTCTGGGCAACCCGAGCGCAAAGTTCTCGCGTCGATAGACCCTTGTAGTTGATCGTGTTGGAAATGATTTCGCCTTGCGCCTGAATGGCAGCGAGGTTCTGGACTCGGACTTGGATGTCTTCCTTCGACGACGGATCGAAGCCGACGATCACGATCTCGTTGTACGAGGTCTCTTCGCTGCTGGCGTCATCGTCCAGAATGTCGATAAGGCCGGTCGTCGGGGTGAAGAGCGGCAGATCGTCGCTGTCATAGTCGCCCCGGATCAGGCGCAGCGTCAGCAGCCCGGTCTCCCGGTCAACGTACTGAACCGCGCCGATATGGTTGATGATGACCGGGATGAACTCTTTGATGTTCTCCTGCCGGAACCACGGGATACACAAACCAAAGCCTTCGGCGCAAAGAGTGTTCGCGGCAGCGACGAAGCTGTTCTCGTCGATAGATTCCGGCGGCATACCACGTCCCCACTCAGGGTTCGTGTTTACCTCATAGAGGATATGCGCGGGGTTCATGCCGTAGATGTACTTGTCTTCCCCGCCGCCATCCATGATGATGCGCGCCTTGGCCGGGTACCAAGGGGTGTCGTTCCACCAGCCAGCGTCCCAGCGACGGACTCGGAAGCTCCACTCCTTTGGGTACGGGTTCATCGCGGCCACGAGGCCGTCAAACCATAGCGTGACAACACCCCGGAAGCTCGGGACATCACCGCCAAGCTGTGCTTCGATTGAGGGCAAGGTCCCGACGCTCGACGAGAGCGCAGGCTGGAGAACCTGATCTCTTGCGCCGTTGTAGACGTAGCAGGGGCCTTGGATGCCCCCTTCCTTCTTCTCGCCGCCGAACAGGTCAGGACGATTGATGGTGATGAGTTTTCCGGAGTCCTTGATGTCCACGGTGTTCTGGTACGCGGGGACATCGCCAACGCGAATCTCCGCGATCTCATTCACCGGGCCTCTACCAATCCCCATATGGAGCGAGAAGAAATACCGATAGCCGATTGTCTGCTTCTTAGCGCCCATCGTTCATTGCGTCCTTCTCAGCAGCGGCGGCAGCTTGCAGAGCAAGAGGATCGCCGGTCGCAACGAAATCTGCGATAGGGCGGCCCTCGGCCAAGAACTGAGACCAAGACCAGCCGCGATGCGCGAACCAGACTCGCGATCCCCCCATACAGAGCTTGGCTTGGCGTAGGTGCTTTACCCGAACAAGTCCGTCCGACATCACTTCTTACCCTTGCTCTTGATCTTGGTTGTCCGGTAGTTGCCGTACCACAAGACCATCCAGCCCTCGGTCCAGCAGTCGCCGAAGTACACGGCCTGCGGGGTGCCTTCGTCGGCCTGCGGGAAGTCAAAGTCCTCCAGAGAAGTCGGAGCCTGCGGCGGCTGGGGCTTCACCAGAATCGCTTGGATCGCGTAGGACGCGACCATCAGAACAAGCGCCCAAGCGAACAGCGGCATGGCGAAACTCCCTAGAAAACCGGCGACCCATCGAACGGAGACTTGCCCGGAAGATGGGGGAAACCGCCGTAGTTTGGAAGATTATCGAACCTTTTGCAAGTGGCTGTGTCACGAGCGCACCCCGGATACAGGGTGACGGTCTGCCCGGTCGAGAGGCCGATGGTCGATCCCAACACCGCGAAATCATTTCCATCTTGGCGCTCGATCCCCAGTTGTTCGCTGCTTCCGTCCTCCCGAGTCCACTCGACGAAACCCCCGGAGAACGTGCCTTCGACGGGTGCTGTGTAACCAACCACCGTGAAGTTGGTTCCGGTTACGTCGTCGATCTCGTACGGGTATGCGTGAGCGCTCTTGGGGTTGCTGTCATCGTTGTTGCAGCCGACGCCGTAGAGGACGTGAGGGCACATGCGGCCCCACGCCAGCCGCAAGCCTTGGCGGTCGAAAGACCCGCCCAGCGACCGGCACGACATTTCGACGGAGGCCTTGTCGATCTCGCGGACGTTGACGACGGTTCCGGTCCACTGCAACGGGGTTTCGCTGTCCGGGTCGTCGATATGCCAGCGGCGAACCGTCAGCCAGACTTTCCCGCTCGGTCTGCTGTTCCGGAACAGCGAAGCAACCGGGTGATCTTTCTGCGTGACAATCCGAAGATCGTTCTGGTCCGAGCCGCCCTGAGTCACCCCATCGTCGCTGATCGCGCGCGCCAGATAGGTAACACCGGCCACGGTCTTGTCTTCGTCGGCAGTGCAGTAATACCAGTAGGTGTTGCCGTACCAGAAGGTGTAGAGGGCGATAGGCCGACCGCTCTGGTTCGAGATTTCCTGCGTGTTGAACATGGCAAGCCCTTAAACGTCGAAGAACCACTGGCCGGGGAATACGCCAACGAGAGGGAAGTATCCAGAAGAGTTGGCCGGGGTTTCGGACCCGGATTTCGGGAACACGATCTGGAAATCCTTGCTCCCGAACCGGCGGAAGCTGACCCGCGCCCGGCTAAAGATAGTCAAGGAGGCGTTGGTCGTCTGAATCTGCACCAACAGTTCTTGCGGGCTGGGGATTTCCTGAGCAACCCAAACCAGTTCTGCGTACTTTCCGGGCACGTAGATACGGTAGTTAGCGGTCGTAGGCGAAAGAGGAGTACTGTTGCTCAGGCTAGGGCCGGTCGCGGGGTCAGCAAGGAAACCGAGAACAGGCTGGGGCGCAGCCAAACCGATCCACTCGATCTTGACCCGGAAGTACCATGGCAGGCTACCACACTCCCCGTCGAACTCGGCAGCGTCCGGGATCGGGAACGAGATCGGCGAAGGGGCCGTGCGCGTGTTGCGGAAGGTCCGGAACATGGCCTGCGCGTCATGGTGCCCCTCGATCCCGCCGTAGTGGGCGATCTCGAAATCGTCGGTATCGAACCGGGCCGAGTCGGCGAAGCTGATCCGGCGGACTTGCCCCGGTGAGAGGGCTAGACCCAGCGGGGCGTCTAGGTTCAGCCTCTCGGTCGCCGGGGTCGTCCCGGCGATGACAGAGAGTACGCGGCGGATGATGGTGCCCGAGGAGTGCTTGATAGCGATATACTGGCGACCGCTCCTCGGTCCTCCGGTGTATCGGTACCCCACGTTCTTGACGACGATCTGGGTAGCCCCGGAGGTCGCAGAAGAGGCAAGCTGGAGATCGGCCTTGAAGGTCGGCAGCCAGAAGCCTCCTTGGCGGCCCCGGTGCCGGTAGAGCAGATCGCGGAACCTCGCGAGCTTTTCCTTACCGGGCAAAAACCAGCGGTGCAACTGGCCGAGAAGGACTCGGCCCGTCGCGTCAACCTGATAGGTCCGACCGATCCCGGAGTCAAGCAGGGCTACCTCGCGATCCTGAACGAAGCTCAGGTCATCGACCCAGTTAGGTTCCTCCAGCATCACCGGCAGTGAGAGATAGGTCGGCGAATCATCTGCCGCCGGGTTCCACCTGTTGGCCCCCACGATGCGCAGGCGCGCGTTTACGGTGCCCACGGCTGCCGTGGGGTGCCGGACCTCCCCAACGTCCTCCAGAACGGCTCTGCGCAGCGGGTAGAGCTTCGTGCCAACCGGCCACGTGCGGGCGGGAGCTTCCGTCAAGTTGACGCCCGTGTCATCGACCGAGGCGATCTCGATGACCTCGTAGTCCAGCGCCGTCTCGCCCATCAGGATCGCGAGGTAGCCTTCATGATAGGTCCACTCCCGGCGGGTCGTGTCAAACTCGATCCTGTCTGTCACCGTGGCCGTCAGAGCAGCGGTCAAGGTGACGACCTCCCAGTACAAGGGAGCCACGACCTCAGCGCCACCCAGAGCGTCTATGAACAGGTCCCAGAACGTCCGCTCCTCCTCAACAAGCAGGAAGGCCGCATCGAAGGACCGGCGCGGGGTCTCCCGGAGCGCCCGGCGCTGCTCCACGCCTTGATCGGTCCCGAGAACGTCCGTCAGGAACGACAAGCGCTCGTTCATCGGCTCAGCCCAGTTGGGGCGGAACGAGAAGACGGGAAGGTCGGAGTCTGCCATCAGCCGAGAACCTGCTTGAGGGTTTCCTTGTTCTGCCGAATCACGGTGAGGATTGCCTTCTCGCCCGACCGGCTCTGCATAGCGTTAGGCACGGCTTCGGGATCAAGCAAGAGGACTTGCTTGAGGTTCTGACCTCCGCCGCCGCCTCCGCCGCCGCTACCGAGGTTATCGACATGACGGGGATCGTCTGCGGTAAGGACCTCTTCGCCTCGCTGGAGGACAGCCCGGTACTCGTCCGACTTGAGACCGAGGCCGCCGCCGTTGTGGAACTTGGGCGCACCGATCCAGTTCAGCGGACTATCGCCCGAGCGGCGCTGACGGCTGGTGCCCCGGCCCCCGACCTTGCCGCCGTCATGGAACAGGAACGAGAGGAACCCGCCACCACCGGCACCACCGCCGCCCGGCGGGATGCCGAGAAGCGACTGGGCGATTTGCAAGGCGATCATCTGGATCAGGACTTGCGCGATAGCCTGCAAAATGCTCCCGAAGACGCTCAGGGCCGTCCGGCCCAAGTTGCTCAGGGCGTCCCCGAAGCTCTCCGTGCCGCCGATGACATTGACAATCGACTGGGCAACCGTGTTGAACGCCTGCGATACCCCGTTCTGGATCGCCTGACTGGCGGCAGCGTTGATCTGCTGCAAGCGCGGGTCGATCTGGGCAAGGCCCGCGTTGATCGCATCCAGCTTGGCAAGCCACGTGCCGTACGCGATGTCGCTCAACACCGGGAGCTTGGTCAGAGGGTCGATAGTCGAGTTCAGGATCGCGGCCTGCTCGCGCAACTGATCGAGAACAGTCCGGATAGCGATGGCCTGCTGGGAGTACGCTTCGGCGGTAAGGTTGCGAGCCTCCGTGGCCGACATGACGCCGAGATCAACGAGAGTCTGGTACGAGCGAACAAGTTCATCCCTCTCCCGTAGAAGGTCGTCGAGCTTCTGCTGCCCCTGATCGAATCCGGCCAAGGCGACATCGGCCACGGAGCGATCCGAGGCCTCTCCATTTACGATGCGCTCCAGCGAAGCGATCCACGAAACCATTTCCGGGCTGGGCTTCGTGCCCGCCAGCGCACGGGCAACCACGAGAGCCTGCTGGGCCGCCTCCGTGATCTGCGGCGACAACCTGCCGGTGATCTCTGCGGTCTTCTGGGTCGCCTCGGTCGTGCTGATGGCACCGCGCTTCTGGGCGTCCAGAATGAGCGCGATCTCGTCCTCCCGCTGCTTGCTAAGCGTTGCCGCCCGCTCTTGGAAGAACTTGATCGTCTCCTCATCCTTGAGCCGCTGCTTGGTGGCCTCCACCTGCCGCTCGACCGACGCCAGATCGACGCCATCCGACGTGGTAGTCAGGCCCAGCGAACGAACCTTGGCGATGCTATCCGCAATGGTCTCGTACTTCTCGTTGATCGCGGTGAGACGTTCCTCCAGCGTAGCGGATTCGCCTGAGAAGGCTGCCCGGTTCAACTGGCGAAGCTGAGAGTCGAGCGCCTTCTGAGCCGACTGACGCTTGCGCTCTTCGGCGAGACGTTCGCGCTCAGCCCGCTTCTGGGCAGCCTCGGCACGACGAGCGGACGCCCCGCCCCTTTTGTTGGCGCGCTCGCTCTCCTGATTGATCTTGCGTTGCTCAGCCGCGATAGCCTGCGTCACCGCGCGCTCTTCTAGCGCCTGACTTACGCCGTTCTTCTGGGCGCGCGACCGGGCCTCCCGTTCGACCCGCGCCAGCCGTTCGGCGCTCGTCAGTTCACGGGTCTTGTCGATCTCGTCGTCAAGCTCAGCGGCGAAGCGGCGATCACGGATGCTCTGATCGGAAGCGCCGCGACCGGGCTGGGCGACGAGGCCTCTCTGCGTCTGGAACACCGAGAACGCGTCGGCCTTGGCTCCCTCTACGCCCTTGCCTGCCAGCAGGCCGGTCAGGAAGGTGAAACCGATGATCGCGTTGTCAACCTGCGCCTTGATCCCGTCGAGAATCGGCGCGAAAACACTACCCAAGTAGTTAGCGAAGTTCTGGAACGCCACCCGCAGGTTATCGACCGCAGGGGTCCACTGCGACCGGGTAGCGTCGGCGATCTGCTGGTTACGCTCGGCCACTCGGTCAAGCACGAACTGGCGGGCCTCGCCTGCGCGCCCGGCCTCGAACAAGGCCTCCGCGTGGTCGAGATCGGCGTCGGTCAGGTCGTTGGTCTTCTCCGTCAGATCAAGGACGGCCTCGATACCACCCTGCTGGACATCCACGAGCAATTGCGTGGCCTCAACCACGTCGATACCCAGCCGCTCGGCAAGTTGCCCTGCCGCGTCCGCGTAGTTGATGATCGCGTCGGTATCGAAGCCCTCTTCGATCAGCAGCAGCATGGCCTCGCGGGCCTCTTCGGCCTTCTCAGCAACCCGCTCCAGCTTCTCTTGCGCCTCCGCGATTTTAGCCGCGTCAAGACCTTCGCCGAGCGGTGCTGCGGCAAGGTCTTCCTGTACCTTCTTCAACCGTTCGGCGTCGGTGTAGAGTTCAACGAAGGCCGCGCCGACCGCCGCCACGATGGCGATGACAGGTGCCCAGACAGCCGCAAACCGGGCGATGGTGGAAATCAGTCCGGGAAAAAGCTGGCTGATCTGGGAACCCTGCTGGAGCAGAACGATGAAGGGGTTCTGCCCCGAAGACAGGGACACGAAGATGTCCTGAATCTGGAAGCTCAAGTTCGCCAGATCGTTGGGCTTGAGGCCGAACAGACCGTCCGTCCGGCGACCGCCGCGACCGAGCGTCGTGTTGATCTGGTCGAGACCAGCAGCCGCACGACGGGCCGCCGCTTCAAGGCGAACCTGCTCCCCAGCGAGATCGGCAGTATTGATCCCGGCCTGACCAAGCTCCCGGCTCAGTTGCCCCAGCTTGGTCTCCTCGCGCGAGAGAGCCTGTCCGGTGCTGGTGAGGCGCTGCTCGGCGGTCTGGAGCGACTGGGCCAGTTCGAGCGTGGGCTTGTCTGCCTGCGCCATAGCCTG